GGAAGGCGAATTGTCAACCTTATCAAAACGCCGGACTTCGCTAACGATGGGAATCGCCATGTTTGGAGCGCCTCTTGGGTAAAGAAGCGATCACATCAACTCGCCTTGTCAAGGGTTAATGACTTGCGTTGTTAAATCAGAATGGTACGGGGTCATTGTTTGTTCCGCTAAGGATTGCAAACACTTCCTCCTCCGTCGGGATCGCAAGGCAACGACAGTTTATGTCATGCCCGGGATGTCCGGTTTCGGCGGGGGGTTTATCCCATGAAAAGATCTGTTCATTATTGGCGCGATGCGTCGGGCGGACACGTTCATCTTCAACCGTTTGCCACTGGTAGGTGCGAAGGCCAACGCTCTGGCTGCGAAATTGGGTAATGTTAGCGTTTAGTTTTGAAGTCTGGTCCCGTGCGATTAGGCGTGCCCGGCGCTCGGTGATGGCATATTTATTGGAGAGCCTGCCAATCAGGTCATCGTAGCGCACGCCCTGCATCACAGCGTCCCGAATCATAAAGGCAACGTCGGAGTGGTTGGACTCTGCAATGCTCTTGATCAGTCCCGCGTTGTTGTCCGCAAAGACAGCCGTGATGTCAGCCAGCCACGGCTCTGCTTGGAATATATCGACCCCGAGCACTCCCCTGATTGCCCGGTTGAATTGCGTGCCGTTGTGCGCAGAAACCCGCAGGGCCGTGCCCTTTGCCGCCGTTTCGATTGTAGGCGTTAACCCATTAAAGAATTCGAGTTGCCGCTTTACCCCGTTGGCCACATCCTCCGAAAACCCGTCTTCGCGGGAACTGTCCGGAAGTTGCCGGGCCGCCTCTGCTAGCAATGCAGGGTATGCAGTCCGCAACCATTCAAACATGGAGCGACGGGCAATCTTCCACCGGCGGACAAGGAAACGGCTGTAATCCCGTTCAATCCCGATAGGGTATGTGTAACGGATTTTGTAACCGCTTCTTTTCTTGCGGACGCCTTTCATTCCTTGCCGCGCCCGAATAATCTGGATCATCTCATCCCGTGAAGTCATTCACCGGGCCCGCCTTCCGCTTGGGGCGGAGTAGCTTCGTTCGTAATCGCTTGCTCGAAACGCTCGGGATCTTCCTTGCGGCTCACCGTGTCCAGAACCGTTTCGGTAGAGTATTGTTCACCGCCGAACCGAGAAACGGCCACTTCGGACGGGTCAAGCACGCCGTTCCCGATGTAAATTTGATCGGTTTGGGCAACGGCAAGGCGCAAGGCGGCTTCTTCCATTTCCCCCATTTGGGAAAGTGGCTGCCACTCTGCGACAAGGTTTTTGTCGATCTTCCCACGCCACGGCCCGCGCTTTTGCGCCATGAGAAGGCGCGCCATCCGGTTGACTAGCGGCTCCAGATTGTCGGTTTGGTAGGCTTTGATTACAGCCTCGAAGATGTCAATCTCGCTCTTCCCGCTGGCGTTTAGTCCGGTAGGGGATTGGCCAAGGAGAATGCTTGGAGGAATGCCGGTCGATGCTGATAGGCGTTTGTTGAACTCGAACATCAGCAGAGGAATGCCAGAAACGTCAGCTTGCAACTGGGTCATGTCCTCATGTTCAGCATCCACAAGCATCGTGTTAAGGAAGCCGCCGGTCATGTCGAGGAGGTTTATCCGCTTGGTTAGCCGGTCGGTCATGTCCGAATTACCACCAAGCATGGCGATAAGTCCGGAAATCTTCATGATGTTTTGGCGGTAATTCTTCATGAGGTGGCGGGCATATTTCCCCATCTCCTCATAACCGGCAAGATCCTCCCGGCAAGACTGAAGAACCGAGTCGCCCCACCCCTGTTGGTCATACAACAGCCGGTCCGGCACGTCCACTCCCTTCAGGACCATCATGCGGGATTCGTGAACGTAGAACGGCGCCAGCCCGTTGTAAGGGGTCACATAGTAACGTTCGGGCGTCCCGTAGTTTTTGAGGGAGGGGTCTAGGTAATAGTCCGCAATGGTAAACGTTACCTGCCATCGGTCGTATACCCGAAGGAACTCGATTTCCTTGATGCCCGCTTCATTTAATGGGTCTTCAAGCGTTCCGCCGTCGTTCGCACCGATGAGAAGGATTGCGCCACCGTGAAGCCGATCGGTTTCGAGGAACTTGCGAAACTCTCGCTTGAAATTGAGGCGCTGCATTTCCTTGATCATCAGTTGATCAGTATCGCCGGGAAACGTTACCCACTGGCGCGTTGCCTCAGCCGGAACGATCTCAACGATCCTTCGACCGATGCCGCAGAACCGATAAACGGATTCAAGCTCATATTGCCGGAGTGGAAGTTCATTTACAAAAAACGTGGAAACGGTGGAGTCCCGCCGTGCGTCACCCATGCCGGTATAAAGATTGTAAACGCCATCCCCCTTAACATCCGGGGTAACGGTCGTTGCTTTTGTCTTGGATTGCGTAGCCATGGCGGGCTCCTCTTGGATTGCTGATAAAAAGAGGACCAAGAGGGCCGCCAAAAGCAAGGGAAGATAAACTAAAGATTGCTGTAATCCCCGCCGGAGTCGGCAATCATGGAAAACGCACCGGATGCAGCGTCAACGATGTCATCGTGTTTGTCTTCGGGGAAGTTTTCCATCTCTGAAAAGAACTCCTCGTTCCACGCTGCGCGAAGTACCCAAACATTCCCTGCCTGTACCTGAGAGGAAAACGGCCCGGCGCGTGTAACCTTGTCCTTCGTGGCGGGGTACGGGCGCACAATGTAGCCAAGGAGGGACCGGATGAAGTAAGAGACCTCAAACTTGCCGGATGAACCGGGCTCTTGCTCCAGTCCGATCTTGCAGGCGTGGCCGTCCTGTGATGCCATGACCTTGATTGCCGTTACTACCTCCAACGGGGATCCCTGAAAATGCCGGAGGTCGGTGATAAACAATCGTCCTTCGTTGTCCTTCGCCATTTTCACCCCGGCGGTGTAGTCGGGATTGTTGCTCTCGGTCTTGGCCGTGGCGGCACGGTCCCAGTACCTGACAAATTGAAGCCCTGCGGGCAATGCGTCGCAAACATGGAACCACTCACGCCGGAAGAAATTGCCCGCCGTGGCTCTGACGTTCCAATTGCCGTGCAAGAGCGCTTCCCTTTGTACACGCGGCAAGGCTTTCAGGTTGGCCACATATCCGGGGTCTGCTTTCATCAGGACCGCGTTATCATGTAAGTTTGCACTTATGAACGTAAGGCTTTTTGATTCGTTGGGAGAGTAATCGGAGACTTGCTTTGAAAGCTCCTCCTCGGTATCGCCGAAGAAAAGCTTGTCCCCGCGTCGCACAAATAAACGGATCCTTCCGCAACGTGATTTGATGGGAAGCCCGTCTTCACCGATCCACCAAGAAATGAATTCACGGACCCAAGAATCAGGATCTGGATTGCACGTTGCGCGAACGTAAGGACGAGCGCCGCAGAGCGAACGATTACGCGAGAGCATGTAAAAAAACTGGTGCTTGGAAAAGTGAGTGAGTTCATCGAATGCCAAGAAGCAGATTTGTGACCCCTGCCATTTGTTAACGTCTGTGTCGTGGTCAAGGTAGGAAAAGCGCATCTTGGCGCCGCTCTTGAACGTCCAAGAGAGATCCGTGAGGCGGGGAGTCGCGTTAAAATGTGAATAGATCTTGTTTGCTTCAGACCACAAGCCGCCGGGATTAATTAGCATGGGGTAGGATTGGCGGAATATCACCCCTTCGTATCCGGGGTTTTCCATATGACGAAGACCCTCCAAGAGGAGGGCGTACGACTTCCCCCCGCCTGCGGCACCGCCATAAATGACGATATCCGCAGGGGAGGTAAGGAAAAATTCTTGTGGTCCTTTTTGGGGGCGGAATTGCATCAGGGCCGTGGCGCCTTTTTACATGCGGAGAGGTAGGCAATTCGGGCCGCTTCCTTGATCTTGCCCGCGTCCTTCTTGGCTTGGTCCCCGCGCACAGAGTTGAAGGCTTTGATGGCGTTGCTATACACTTCCCTTGTGGCTTCAACGTCAGTCATGGCTCGGTTACCTCTCCGTTTCTGGCGTCAAGTGCGGCATCGAATACTTTTTCGGCATCGTCAAGGATCTTCTCGGCAATGCCAATCCTCCGGTAGTATTCGTTTCGTGCCGCGTCGGTCGCCAACTTAACGGCTAGTTGTTCGGCATTGCGGGCAGAAACTGCCTCCTCTTTGTAAGCGAAACGAGCGTTGTCGAATACCTGTTGGAAATCCTTGGGCTTGTCAGTCATGGTTTGCCCTCGCTTTCTTTCTTGGCAAAGTACACGACGCTTGCAGCGTTCAGAACCTCTAACGCGATAGCTTGGCGCCCGTAATATTCC